CCCAGCCGCACGGTCGGCGCGCTGACATTGACCTCACTGCCGGCCGACACGTTCACCTTACCACCCGTGCCCGCCGTGATATTGATCTCATGGTTGCGCTTGAGATGGATTACGTCCCCTTCGTCGGTTGAAAGGGCAACTTCGCCTTTTGACAGAGCGATACGGTACCGCCTGTCGTCAGAGGCGACAATCAGGATATGATTGCCCTGGCGAATCAGCACCGCCTCGGCGCCATCGGGCGGCCGCGACTGCAGACCGTACTGCTGCAGTGCCTCGCGGTCCTCTATTGTCTCGTCACTGCGCCCGCTGACATCCAGGCGCAGCAGCTTGCTGGCCGCGGCAACAGTCCCGGTTACAACGCCCCGGATAAAACCGTTCATTGCGCCACCCCCGGAGGACCGAGACGCAGCCTGGTGACCGCCCCGCGTGACCTGCTCAACTCAAACGACCGCCCGATAATCAGCAGGTTCTCCCCGAGTACCTGCAGCTTTTCGTCCCACACATACACCTGCTCATTGATCTGCCAGGGTTTGCCGTTCTGGGTGTGGCCCGATACGGTATACTGCAGTTGACGGGAGCCCGCCTGCTGCAGCTCTACGATCTTGCGGGCCAGCGCCGCCGGCGAGTCCGCATCCCCGTTGAACACAACCACCAGCGTTTTCTGCAGCGGGGCGGTGCTGTCGGTCGCAGTTGCCGCGACATTCACCTGGCTGGCGGAGGAAAATCCGGTGTCCTGCCGCTGGCCAACCACAACCACGCTCGAATACTGCTTGGAACAGTCCTCGATTACAGACGCTTCGAGCACGTCGCTTGCGTTCTGGTCCTCTTTTACCACAATCCGATATGCCGGCGCGTACCCCATTTTCGGCCGGTCAATCACAACCATGCCGTCGGCCAGGCAGAAGAAAACCAATCCACGGCTGTGCGCCATATTGCGGAGCACATCGAAATAGGTCTGCCCCGGTTCAACCTGAATAAGCGCCTCGGCCGTTTTCGCCTTGAACGCGGCGGGTCCATACATGACCCGGCTGTTTTTAAGATACGGAAGGTCCCGCAGCATGCTGTCGGCCACGTCGGACAGCTTTTTGTTTTTCAGGGTTTTCCAGTGCGCCTTCGGGCAGCAGCTGTCAACGGCAACTCCTAGCAGGTCGCGTCCTTCGATGACCAGGGATCGCCCGCTTTTGGTATACCCACGGGTCACCTTGTCAAGGACCCCGGTCAGGACGCGCACCTGGTTGACGTGCATCTCGACTTTATCGCCGCGTTGCGCGCGTAGAATGCAAGTGGGGTCCAGGTCGAACCGCCATGCCGCGGCGGCATTGTAGATGTCGGCATCAACGGTGTACCCGAGAATCTGCCCGATATTTTCTTCGCCCGCGGAGAGGGTGATCTTATCGAGCATATATCCTCACGTCCCCCTCTACAAACGTGGGATTCATGATTGACGGGTTGAGCGCCAGTATCCGCTGTGCCGTGGCGTAGGGAAGGCCGTAGCGCAGGCAGAGGACATGCAGGGGCATGGTGCTGGTGATGGTGACCGACAGCATCCGTTCGCGTTCCAGTTTTACCGTGTTAATGTGCCTTAAAAGCGCCCTCGCACTCTCTTTTAACGAGTCGTTACTGCGGTCCAGATCGACGGCCGCCTGGATGGTCTGGCGCATGGAGGCCAGGGAGCGCTCCAGGTCGTCGATGGTTGCGACGGCCGGCGGCGGATCGGTGCGGACCAGGTTGCCCTCGATATCGAACGCGGCCGACTTCTCCTGGGTAATGAGCGTCTGGCGCGACTGCTCGTCGGCGTCGTACAGGTCCGCCAGCGTCAGGCTGCCCTGCAGGGCGCCCATACAGGCCAGATACGTTCCGAACTCCGGGACCGCGGTCCGCAGATCGAGCAGTGCCGCGCCGTAATTTGAGGCGAATTCCGCGGGGGTCTGGATTACGTTTCGGATCGCCTCGGCCTGGCGCTCCACGCACTGCGCGCATGCCTCGATGATACGGCCGGGCAGGGTCAGTCCGAAGTCGACTGTCAAAAGTATTGAATTCGTGGGATTGTCGATCGTGGACACCAGCCCCTGCACGGTGCTGACCGCCGTATCAATTGACCCAACCAGCAACCGGCCGGCGCGGGACAATCCACTGTACTGCAGCAGCGCATTGCCCTCCGACAGCTCCGTAAACATCATGTTGGACGCTTCGGCGGCGCCCACGACAGCCGAGATCGACACGCCGACCGTTTGTATCGCCGACGCAATCCCCGTGCGGTATGCGGCCTGGGCGGCACTCACAACGGCCAGAATCGAGGACGACAGGCCGGCGGTTGAATTCCACTCCACAAAGTCGATGTCCAGCTCCGCGGTGCTGATTCGGTCATCGTGCCTGACCGACACTTTCCGGACCATGCCTTTTATCAAACCGAATGCCGGGTGCCGCAGGCTGCAGATCCGGTCGCGCGTGGTGACATGCGCCAGAAACGGTTTCAGCAGGACATACCGCTCATTCAGGAAATAACAGCGAAACCGGATGGCCCGGGCGTTCATGCCCATGTCATCGATGCCGATCCCGTCGGAAACGGGATGCTCGTATATGGCAACGGCTTTGTCGAACTCGTCGCCGATGTCCTCGATGTCGAGAGGGAAATGGTCCAGGCGTGCGGGGAGACTATTGACCTGCAAAGGCGGTGCTCCCGCGTTGGTTCACGTTTAAGGCGGTATTCGGATCGTCGCTGGTTGAGGTTACGCGTCCGTTTGCATCCACCTGTACCGTGAGATTCACGTTGTTCTGCTGTTCCAGCTTTGCCCTGGTGGCGTATTGCATGGCGATACGTTCCAAGGGATCGGTTTCTTCGCCGGCCCGCTTCTTACGCGCATACTCCCGTTTAACGTCGGCCGGGACATACTTGTTCCACATGTCCATCGCGGATTCTTCACGGCGTTCCCTGGTCTCCCGCAAGCGACGTTCCGAGGCGAATTTATCCAGCACCGCTCCCCAGCCCTCCGCGCTTTTCTGCAGCAGAAAAAGCACCGGCCGCAGTATCTCCGCGGCGCCGGCAATGCCATCCTGCAGGCCACCGGCGATAGCGCCCAGCCGCTCCCGCAGTTCTTCCAGTTTTTCAGGGGAACTGGTCAGGTTGCGCAGCCAGATTGTGGTCTTTGCCAGCATCGGGCTGATTGCTTTATCCAGAAACTCCACGCCGATATTGCGCAGCTGCTGAAATTGAAACACGGAACTCTGGCTGTACCGCGCGAAGTCGCGCATCAGCTCAGAGGGATCTCCGCCCTCGGCCAGCTTGTCGAACATCGCAAACCCGCCGGTTTCTTTATACGCCTGGGCTATTGCACTTACCCCGCGGATTGATTCCCGTCCGAATATCTTCTGGAGCTTGGTAACATCCCCGCCGGTCAGCTTGATAATGCCCTTGAATACATCCTCGACACTCTTCATCTCATTTTTCGTGCCTGGCTTGAATATCGAAAAACCGGACGATCTGAGTATCTCCGCTTTGTCGATTATGTCGGCCATCGCACCTTCAATTGCGGTCGTGGCCTGTTCGGATGACCCCGTGCCCATTCGGGCCATCTGGACCAGCGCTCCGAATTGCTTTATCCCTCCCATGCCCTTCACCCCGAACCGGCCGGCCGCGGCAAACAACCGTTCACCCATGGTCGCCATATTTTCCAGAGTGAATGCGCCTGCCTTGCCCTGGCTTGTAAGTATGCCGAATGCGGTGCGGATCTCGTCGGTCGCCAGTCCCATTTTCTGCTGCAGGTTACTTGCCAGCGCACCCAGGTCACCCATTGCCGCGCCGGTTGCGGTGGACGCAACCGCCATGTCCGCCATGACCTCAGTGGCAAATTTCAGATCACCTGTACGTTCGACGATCGCATCAAGTCCGCCGAGAATTTCCTCTCTCGACTGACCTGACGCCATGGATACCTGTTGTATGCCATGACGCAGCGCCATCTGCTCTTCGGTGCCCATTCTGCCCTGGATGGCCAGTCTGGTCAGCTGTGAATCGTATTGTGCCAGGTCGTGAGTCGCCTTGAGAATGGCGGCGCCTCCGAGAAGCGCGGTGAATGGGTTGGCAATCGCGCGGGAAAGGCCCTGCGTGGTGCTCCGATACATGCCGGCGATGCGCGTCTTCAGCTTCGACGCACCGGTCTCGGTGCGCTTCAGACCCGCTTCCCACTGGCGGATGTCCGCGCCTATCCGTAATAGCAGTTCCTGGTCACCCGCCATCGGCAACCTCTCGGTCTTGTCGCAGTATAGGGATTGTGGCGGGCTGTGGCTTCTCTCTCGCCGCGCTGTCCAGCGCTATGAGATAGAGCCACTGCCCGTCGGTGAGATCGCACGCTCCGCAACCAAACACTGCATGAGCCTGCGGAGCATAGAGATACTTGACACGTTCAAAAGCGTCGTCCCGGGCGTTTTTTTTACCTGGAGCAAAAGCGCGTCGAGTTCACCGTCGGCCATCGCGGCCACGCGGGGACTGCACTTCTCGTGCAGCAGTTCCAACTCGCTAATCAGCTGTTCCTTTACGCCCTGGCCAATCAGCAATCTGCGAAACTCGCGGATGTCTCCGGTGAACGGGCCATGCGTCGAGGGGTCACACACCGCCCGGTACAGCATCTGCGTGGCCCTTTCGCCTTCATAATCGCGGATATTCTGCATGGCAATCTCAAGTTTCGCCCCGCGATAAATCTGGTCGACCGCCAGCCCCGCATCGAGATAGTCCTGGTCATTGAGGACCCGCAGCTCGATATCGATATCGGTGCCGGGCCACTTGGTCAGCACGCGGTTGGCGGTCCCTGCTTTCAGACGGGCGAGCAGTGAGTCCATGGATTATTCTTCCCTCCGGTCGCTGGCCCCGAGGGAAATCTTTTTCACCAATTCGTTGTCCATGTCGAGCGCGGCTTCGCCCACGGTCAGCGTCGACGCGCCGCTGTACAGCACCCGCCGGCCGCCGTCATACTCGACCACCAGCGTTCCGTTCTCGACCGCTTTCCAGTCGTACTCGTCGCCGGCGGACGGGACCACATAATCGAGAGATACGCCATACCGCGGGGTCATGACGGAATGCCCTGTTTTGTTCATAAGATTAATCTGCTTGCGGTACACGATCTCATTTTCGGCAAAGCCTTTGAAGTCCGTAATCTCGGTACCGTTGGCCGACAGCGTGCATTTTACGATGTACTTGTCTGACATGACCCTCGTCCTTTCGAGTAAAGGACCCCGGGAGTGTTGGCCTCCCGGGGCTTGCCGCCTGTATTGGCTATCCCGTTTCCGGGACTCTGTTGCTCAGATCAGGCTTCGGGGTTCACATCCAACTATGTAACAATCCGGCTTCCCCTGACTCAAACCGGCCCACTCCTCAGTGCAACAGAACGCCTCTCTTGGATTACCTGTTACAGCAGATCGATCCTCATGGCGATGACATGGGCGCCGCGCACGATGTCCGCCGGTATCTTGGCATCTATCCGCGCGTCGTCCTGTACGTTGTCCTCCACCACCAGATCGGTCTTGTATGTATCGACATTTTCCACCAGCTCCATCGGCTCGGCCTCCAGCTGGTAGAGCACATCCAGCAGCTCGCTGCGCACCAGTTTCTTGACACGCACCGTCCGCTTCGCCCGCGGGAACCGCAGGCTGACACGCGTCCGGCACGATAACCGCACATAGTCAAGCGTGGTCGCCGTGGTGATGTCCAGACGGGTCGCATCGAGCACGCCCTGGGCATTGCGCGTATAGGTGGATATCGACCGAACAATCGCCACCTGCTCGCCCGGGATCACATGCAGCGGGGTGACTCCGTTGTCCAGCAGGTCCTCAATCTGGGTCCGTGACAGGCGGTCCACCACGTTGGGGGCATGGATGCCGGTCAGCACCAGGTCATTGAGCGGGGCACCCGGATTGGTGACACCCACGGCCACCGCCGCGTATGCTGCCGCCAACTCGTAGTGCAGCGAACGCGTGCCGGGCAGATACCCCAGTGAGGTGCGCCAGTGGTTCAGCGTCGGTGTGTCACCGCCGCCGCAGAGCGCTTTCACCGCCGCGATGTCGCCCACTTCATCGGTAAACCCGAGCCAGACAGTCGCCGGCCGCATCTCGATACCGCCGCTGATTTCGTCGATGTGCGCTTTCAGGTCCGCCAGGCTGGCCGCATCAACAAACTGCACGCAGTAGTGGGTGTATGAGCCCGGATGCACCTGTTCGAGCAGACCGCTGGTCGCCCCGATATCGGGGTCGGTGAGGCCGGACGCCGGCGCGGTCACGGCGATTGCGACGCCATCGACGGTGACCGGCGCGGAACACGGTATGTAATTGCCGCAGGTCCCGCCGTTCTTCGCCCGGATGGTCACCGTTCCGGTGGCCACAGACGCGGTAACCGGCAGCAGGTGTTTCTTGGCATTGATTGCCACGCCGATCGCCGTGGCGATTTCGGATGCGGTATCGGTATCGGTGACCGCGACCGGGATGCGCACGTTGCCGATATAGAGCACCACGGCGCCGGTCTCGGCGGCGGTGCCCGTGACCACGAAGGTCCCTGACGCCACAACCGCGGCTGCGTCGTCGTCGGCCGTGATAAGCGTGCAATCGATACGCGGACTGACCGCAAAGGCCGCCGCGGCCATCAGGTGCGCGGTTGAGCCGGCGCCCGCATACTGGGACGCATCCTCGGCGCTGTAGATTGTGGTGGCCGTCAGTGCCGCCACCAGGTTGCTGATACTCTCAAATTCCATCCAGGTCACCGTACCGTCAGTGACCGTTCCGGCCGAGGCGGTCGGCCAGGTCGGGGCGGTGCCGGCGGACGTACCCGCCACCACGCAGATATACCAGTGGCCGTTGGTGGTAACCGGCTTGACCTTTGCGCCCAGGATGTACGCCGTTGTCGCCGCCCAGGCGGAAGGTTCTTTCAGGCGCTGCCCGATAATCAGCAGCTTGTTGGCGTTTGCCGGGAGCCCGGTACGGGCTGCCGCCAGGTTGAACTCGCCGTATACGCCTGGCTTACGGATGTCGGTCCCGATCTCATTGAATGAGATACCCATGTTATTTGCTCCCCTCGCGTTTTCCGCTCTTGCTGACGACCGGCACCGGCCGCGGCCGCGCAATCACCAGGGACCCGTCGCCAAGCAGCGCGCGTGTCACCCGGCCATTGGGCAGCGCAACCGGTTCCTGACCGATTGATTTGTCCATGCGTCCCGGCCACGGGCATGTATGCCCTTCCGGCGCCTGCACCAGTATTTTACCGCCACGATAGCTCATGTCAGCTCCCTGTTTCGACCACGTCCACGACTTCCGGCACCGTCTGCCAGGGCTTGAGCAGGTAACCAAGCCCTATCTCCTCGATGTACGCCGCCGTGTCCTCGTCCTGCGGCACCGTGAACCACCAGGTGCTTGTCGTTTCAAAGGCCCACGCCAGACGCGCATTCGTTTCCAGTACCTTGCGCAAGGGACCCAACCGCAACTTCCCCGCCCCCAGCGTCGTTGTCACCGCGCCTTCAACCAGTACCGGCTTCCAGTCCCCCAACAGAACCATGGCCGCCATCACCACCGGGTACGCATCACGGCGCCGTTTCTTCTCACTGCGCGGGTTGGTGACAATCACCGTGACGTAGAACTTGCCATCCACCCGGTACGTCCGCTCAGTCTTTGGTACGATTCCGGCGGAATACAGAGCCACATTCACCGCCGGACAGCGCACCACATCAGGATCGTCATTGATATCAAACTGCCCGACA